TAGTAATGGCTTTTGGTATTGCTATGTATATTAGAGATACGGCATTAAAATTTAGACAAAGAGGTATAGACATAACAAAACAAGCCTTAAATAATATGGGCGTCAATAGAACTCAATACCAAGGTGGTTATGGGTTTTCGAAAGGTGTTGACAATCCTTATCATATTAAAACAGATAAGGGTAAAGAAGACATTGGATGGCTCTTAAGGTAATATTTATAACAATAATTATATATTAAATGGCAGATACAAGCGTATTTTCAAGATTAAGAAGATTATTTTCAACTGATGTTATTATTAGAAATGTTGGTGGTAATCAAATTAAAACAATAGATACTGACCACATACAAAGTAGTGGTAAGTATGAAACAAATGCATTAGTAGATAGATTCAATAGAATTTATACTACTCAACCTTCATCATTATATGGTGCTCAATTTAACTTAAATTATCAATATTTAAGAACTACATTATATTCTGAATATGATGTAATGGATCAAGATGCTATTATAGCATCAGCATTAGATATTTTATCTGATGAATCTACACTTAAAAATGATATGGGTGAAGTGCTTCAAATTAGAAGTTCTAATGAGGATATCCAAAAAATATTATATAATTTATTTTATGACGTATTAAATGTAGAATTTAATCTTTGGATGTGGATTAGACAAATGTGTAAATATGGTGATTTTTTCCTAAAATTAGAAATTGCTGAAAAATTTGGTGTTTATAATGTTATACCTTACACTGCATATCATATTGAAAGAATAGAAGGACAAAACCCAGATAACCCATCTGAAATATTATATAGATGGAATCCAGAAGGTTTTGCTGGTAGTTCTTATGGTTATTATAGTGTACCTAATCAAGTAGATAATGACAATACAGGTATTACATATGAAAACTATGAAATGGCTCACTTTAGAATGGTTACAGATGTAAATTATCTTCCATATGGTAGAGCTTATATTGAACCAGCTAGAAAATTATTTAAACAATACACATTAATGGAGGATGCAATGTTAATTCATAGAATTGCTCGTGCTCCTGAAAAAAGAATTTTTTATGTAAATGTTGGAGCTATACCACCTAATGAAGTAGAAGCATTTATGCAAAAAACTATTTCAAATATGAAACGTACTCCATATATGGATGAAAAAACAGGTGAATATAATTTAAGATATAACATGCAAAATATGTTAGAAGACTTTTATATTCCAGTAAGGGGTAATGATAATGCTACTAAAATCGATACTACACCAGGTTTATCTTATGATGGTATCCAGGATGTAGAATATTTAAGAGATAAATTATTTGCAGTTTTAAAAATTCCAAAAGCATTTTTAGGGTATGATGAAAATGTTGAAGGTAAAGCTACACTAGCTGCTGAAGATATTAGATTTGCTCGTACAATAGATAGAATACAAAGAATTGTATTATCTGAATTAAATAAAATTGCATTAGTTCATTTATACACTCAAGGTTATACAGCCGAAAATATGACAAATTTTGAATTATCAATGACTACACCATCGATAATTTATGATCAAGAAAGAATTGAATTACTGAAATCAAAAGCTGAATTAGCTGGTACTTTATTGGAACAAGGTTTAGTACCATCTGATTGGATTTATCATAACATTTATCACTTTAGTGAAGACCAATATGATGAATACAGAGATTTAGCTAGAGAGGATGCTAAACGACAATTTAGATTAGACCAAATTAAAGCGGAAGGTAATGATCCTGTTACTACTGGTAAATCATATGGTACACCTCATGATTTAGCTTCATTATATGGTAAAGGCAGAATGTACGCTGAACCAGGTAATGTACCTGAACCGGAAAAATATGATGATCCCAAAGCAGGAAGACCTGTAGATAGTATTACTAATAGAGGTAAACAAGATAATAATTTTGGTAAAGATCCGTTAGGTGTTAAAAGAATGAAAGACACTGACAAAAATGAGGGTAGTAGACCACTTTCAGAATTTGAGAGTCCACAAGTGACTTTCTTAAAGAATAAGGATATTTTTAAATCCTTAAATAAGAAAAAGTTAATCTTTGAAGAAGATAAAGACGATTCTAAACTATTAGATGAATCTCAGTTGAAGAGTAACTAATTTGTACATATTTATAAATAAATATATTTTTAATGAAAATAAAACATTCTAAGTATAAAAATACTGGTATATTATTTGAATTACTAGTTAGGCAAATAACTGCTGATACTTTAAAAGGTGATGATTCTCCCGCAATCGATTTACTTAAAAAATACTTTGTAAAAACAGGGTTGGGTAGAGAATACAAGTTATATGAATCAATTCTAAAATCTAAAGTTATATCTGAAGGTAAAGCAAATTCATTAATATCAACAATTCTTGAAAATTCTAAAAAGTTTAATAGAACTTCCTTAAAAAGGCAAAAATATAGTTTAATTAATGAAATTAAAAAATATTATAATTTAGAATCTTTCTTTGGTTCTAAAATAAAGAATTATAAAGAAATTGCTTCTGTTTATACTTTAATAGAAAGTTATAATACTAAAGAAGTTACTGATATAAACCAAATAAATAACAATAAAGTTACTTTATTAGAATTTCTAACAAAACAACCAATATCTAAACCTAAAGATCAGTTAATTGAAGAATTTACAGGATACGATAAGGATTTAAGACAAATCACATATAGAGTATTATTAGAAAAATTTAATGATAAGTATGATAATTTAAGTAAAGAACAAAAAGAAATACTTAAAGAATTTATATATTCAATTGATTCTACTCCAGCTTTAAGAGAATTTTATAATAAAAAAGTAAATTTATTAAAAGATATTTTAGCTGAACAATCTAAAAATATAAAAGATAAAGCTACTAAAATTAAAATAAATGAAGTAGCAAAATTATTAACTGAATTAGATAAAACAGATAAAATTGATAATGATAATTTAGTTGATTTGTTACAATATTATGAACTAGTAAAAGAAATTCAAGTAGCAAATGGCAAAGTACAAGTTTAAACTTACTGAAATGTCCAAAACTGCATCTTCTGACGATGCAGAAAAAGAATTAGGAATACCTAAAAAGAAATTTGAGGTTGGTCAAGTTACTTACAGTGATGATGGAACAAGAAAATCTACTATTACTCAAATCAATCCAGAAACAGGAGCAGTAAGTTGGAAAATAACTCAATTACCCGGCTTTGATAAACTTTATGATGAAATGGATGATTTAGTTGATGTAGCTAAAAGAGTTTATGTTAAAACTAAAGACGATAAAAAATTCAGAGAAATTTATGATGAAGCTCGTAAATTAAGAAATAAAATAAGAACACATCTTAGAAACGAATACCCAGACGAATATAAAAATATAACTAGAATAGGTGAAGGTGATATGGATGAAGTATCTATGTCAGGGGCAGCCGGTGCTTACTTGACACCATATGCTTTTAGAATACCTAAAAAAAAGAAAAAGAAAAAAGTTGATGAACTTGCAATACCAAGTCCACAACAAGTTGAAGACCAATTAGCTGACTTAGCTCAAGCTATAAGCAGAGAAGAATTTGCTATGAAGGTTATCTATGATTTACCTTATAAAGTAAGAAAAGATGTTTTGTTAAATATGCAAAAATTATTTACACAAAATGAAAGTAAAGCATATGTTAGAGGAGTAGATAAATTAACAAAACCTAGATATGTTAAAGATAAAAATAATCCTAACTTTTTAAGAGTATTTATGGAGTACCCTACACCACCAGGAGCAGCAATAGCATATGGTAAAGAAACAATGTCAGGTCAGCTTAGAAGATTAGGTGCTATGGCTGCAATGGAAGTTATGGAAAAAGTAGGTCAGCAGTTAGAGAAAAGATATGATCTAGAAGACATTGAAATTACAGACATGAAAAATGGTAAAGTTCAATTATTTGCTGTATCAGATGATTTTATAGATGAAGACTTTAGTTATGAAAATAAATTTGGTGAATTTATAAAGGAAAGAATTGATTATGATGAAGCTTTAACATTAAGAGGTATGAAAGCTGATTTAGAAGATGAAATTGCGCAATTATATAGAGACATGGAGCAAGAAGCTGAACCAGAAGGAGGTGAAATAGCTGATTATTATGGTAACCAATTAAATAAATTAGAAGGTCGTTTATATAAAATCACAAAACAGCTTAATGATTATGATATGAATGAAAATTTTTCAGCTGGAGGTAGATCATTAGGATATTATGAAGAAGATGATGTTAATATTGATGAAATGATTGACTTAGTACATGTTAAAGAACCTGATGGTACTTTATATGGAACCGGTTCAGTAGTAAAAGTAGAAAAAGATAAAACATGGGTTAGATTTGATGGTAATACTGTTAAGAAGTTTAATAGTAATAGAGTAGTACCAGTACAGGAAGGTAAAGATCCTGGAGCAACATTAGGTCCAGGTCCAAAAGCAGGTCCAGATGGAGTTAATGATAATTATTATGTAAAAGCATTTAAATATAAATTAGTACCTAAAAACAAAAAAGGTACTTATGTTCAACCCCCATCAACTCTACCAGTTCGTAAACTTTGGAAATAAGGTTAATATTTATAACATGAATAATAGGAGAATTAAGGAAGAAGAAGACAAATTAGAAAAATTTCAACAAAGCCGTATTGACGCCTTTGATGAAATAGAAAACAATTTAGATGTTCTTATAAAAAAATTAAGACAAGCTAAAATTGCAACAATAAAATATTATAGACAGGATGAACCAAAAAGTTATTCTGTAGTATTTGGAACGGATTTAATTAAAGATTATTTAAA